GGCGTTCCATGGATCAAGCACCCGTCGCGTCAGAGGAATCGACTGGGGCCGTCGTTTCTTTCCGCGGCGAGGTATTCTTTGCGCGAATTCGCTGGCTAAAGCCGCTGCCCACATGTAGCCGCCGCTCGATCACGTCCACATGGTAGATCTGGTCGAAATCGGAACCGGTTCCATCTAGCATGATCATGCTGCGAGGCGTCAGCATGAGTTCACCGGCCATGGTCATTTCTATCATGCGTTCATGGCGTGTCAGTTCCGCCAGCTTCTGTTGCGCGAGCTTCAATGCCTCGTCGGGCGTCAGGTTGGGACGGACGAAGACATAATTTTGCGGGGGACCGGAGCTTCGCGTCCCACGGCTGCCGCTCGCCCGTGCCTTCTGGATGAAGGCGCTGCTCTGGCGTGAATTCCAGCTCTTGACCGTAACCTCGATATCACGCGCCAGCGTCAGCGATCGCTCCAGCCTCAGATCCGTCAGGTCGCCTGGCCGCACCAGAACGGGAGGACTCGCGCCCTGGATCGCCGGCTCAAAATGCAGGCTCGTTCCTTCGACATAGGCGTCAAATCCTTCCTGACAGGCCAAAAATACCAGAAGGTCCCATTCCGTTGTGGTACGGCTGAACTGATTCAGCGTGACCCGATCATGTTCGTCCTGATAATACCTTCCAACCGGAGTGCTGGTCCGGGTCACGCAGGGCACAAGGCCATGCCGCTCCGCCAGCAGCGAAGCGATCTCGCTGGCGGTCCGGTTGGCAAAGGTCTCGTGAGTCCGGGTCTCGATCAGAGGGGCTGTGAGGTCGCGGCCATCGAGATGAATCGATCCGATTATCGGGTCGATGACGACACAGTCGACCTTTCCCTGCACCAGGCTGGTGAAACTGGCGCCACCGTCCAGACTGAACTGAACATCCAGCAGAATGTCCGGCTCGCCGGACCAGAATGGCACCGTGACCGACAGCTCGGGACCTGGTGCGACAGAGGCGGCAAAGCGATCAGCGGCATAGTGATTGTTCGAGACGACCTCTGCTTCCACCACCCCTGACAACGGGGTGCCGTTGGCAAGAATGCGCAAGCGCGGTGCTCGCCAGTCGGTCCGTGCGTCACTGACCGGCAATTCCGCCTCCGGCGTTGCGGTCGATATCCGGTATCAGCAGTGTCGTTACGCCAATGAGCATGGGGTCAGATATATTGTTCAGTTCGGCTATGCGGATCCATTGCGTCGCGTCGGCCAACTGCTCGGCGGCTATGCGGAACAGGTTGCCTCCGGCAACAGTGATCGTCTTCATCGTCAGGTGCTGGCATTGGTCAGGTTGATCGCAGCGCGGGAGACATAGGTACGAGCCGATGTGATTGAGCTGAGCTGTCCGGCAGTGCCGGTCGCTTGCAGGAGCCTCGCGGCACCGACACCGGGTGAGCCGACACTCGCGAAGTCCAAACCGGCAAGCGTGGCGTCGGACGAGTCGATGGCTGCCGCCATCGATGTCTGCGCCGTGCTCAAGCTCACCAGTGCCGCGCCGTAGGCCGTGGTTCCGCGCACCGTGGCATCAGGTGCGCCAACCGCTGCCTGCACCGGTGAGAGGTCGAAGCCTGCGTTCAGCGCGTCACCTGCGGCCTGGCCGAGGTCTGCCAGGGCTGCCGCGGCAAGCGAGACGAGCGGCTGAATCAGCACTGCCGCTTCGTCACGAAGCACGGTGCAGATGATCTCGTACGGAATCCACCAGTTGTTGCAATAATTCGCGCGAAACTGCGTTATCACGACGGTATAGAAGAAAACATCCCACATGAGCGGCAGTGCCACGCCGCCGGCGCGCAACTCGTCGAGGCTGCGGGCGCGCAACGTGGCGTCGGTACCCGAGAAGATGCCAGAAAAGCCGATCTGAGCGTCATCGCGGCCCAGCGCGTCGATAATGCGTGCGCCGCCCGGCAGGCGATGCAGCGCCAGCTGTTGCCTGCCGCCAAAGTTGATGCCTGACGGGACTTCGAAATCCTGAAAGGCAACCGGACCGAGCAGAAGGGCGGTATCAGGCATTTGTGTCTTCCGTTGCTACTCGTGGTCCGCGCGAATCAGGCTGCTTGGAAGGCAGCCGATCAGGAAGCAGCCGGACCGCTATGCGGACGGGTACCGAGATCGACGACAGGTCGGGCGGCGCTTCGTCCGGCAACTCCAGGAAAAACGCGAGGCGCAGATCGTTCATGGTTCAGACGCTTGCGGGAGCCCCGGGATAGATCGGACTGACACGTGGATCGATGCCGGTGGTACCAGCCGTGGGGCGCGAAATCTGGCGCGCGATCCGATCCATGATCCAGCGCCCAAGCTGCGCCCCATCGAGAATCAACAGGCCTTCTCGGGGCTCTAACTTCGCTTCCAAGGCTGGCTGCGACCCGGCCGGTGGTCGCTGGGCATCACTCGTTGCCTGATGCTGTGTCCTCGCAATATCTGGCACAGCGATTGACGTGACAGGTTGTGCCTGCGATGCCGCCTGCGGCGCTTGTGGGGGCGCCCACGGTCGGCTCGCCAGCAGCGTCTGCACAGGAGCGATGGCGATCATCGCTTCGGGCGGCGCGATCGCCGCAAGTTCGGGCACCGGAAGTGTGTGTGCTGTCGTGGACGGCAGCGGCGCAGGAGCAATCATTGCCGGGGGGAGCAGGTTTGAAGCAAGTGCCGCATCGCTTGCGGTGCCAACCGTCATGGCGATGAGTCCGGCACCGATCGTGACGTTTGGGTCACCGACCGATTGTTCGTCGCGCTGCCCCGGGACGTTGCTTCTGGGTACCGGTGAGGCCTGTGCCGACGGCGTACTGATCACCCGGATGGGCGCCGCAGTCTCCTGCGGCTCCTTTGCCGTAGCGGTTCCGCCAACTGCGGAACCTGCCACCTGCGGATGTCGCAGCGTTGGCCCTGGCTGCTCCGGGCTTGCAAATGCTCGGGGCGCCGGCGGAGATGACTCCGCGTGTTGCGCGCTCTCGCTGCGGACCCGATCGCTCACAGGTTGGGCAATGGTAGCGCTGACTGGAGCGTCCGGCCGGGCGTCAACAGCGGCCGGATCCTCTTGGCCGGACGCGGCGACTTGTGCCGCGATTGGCACGGCCGCCGATGAACCCGCGGTGCGCAGCCCGTCAGCCAGCCGGATAAGTGCCTCGAACCGTGCGGCTCCGGCGACCAATACGCGATCCAGTGACAGCAGGTCCTGCTGGAGCGCGGCCATGCCTGCGGCCACGCCGTTTGATAGCGCCAGCGCAATCCCGGTTGCCTGGAAAGCGCCAAAACTCGCGTCGGGCGAACCCGCCATGGAAATTATCGGCATCATTTCCACCGCATTGCGTGCCAGTCGAAGGTGCGGCCATCAAGCGTGCCGAGGACGACCACATACGCCAGGCGTTCATCCGGTGGCAGGCTGAAGGCGACATCGAACGGCACCCCGTTCCGAACCAGATACAGGCAGTCGATCAGATCGGGGTGCCGGCTCAGTTCCCGCGCTGTCCACCACGTCGTCGACGGCGGCCGATGCATCCTGCTGCAGTGCCTGGGCAATGGCAGCGGTGCCTGCGTCACCAAGCCGCCCAATCATCGCCTCGATCTGCATTTCATTGACTGGCTGCGGCATGGGAACGTCGTCGATCGCTGCCACCGAGCTCGCGAGCACCGCCATGCCAAGCCACGGCTGATTCTGCGCAAGTACCGGACCCGCCGCCTTGAACAGTCTGAGCCTGTCCAGTGCCGTCAATCGGCGGAGTGTCAGCCGGCGCCCTTCGACATCGGTGACAGTCTGCACGGCTGCGGCCGCCGCAATGATTGCTGAAGAAGGGCTCATCAGATGCGACGCCTCCGGACGGCGAAAAATTCCAGCTTCTGCTTGACGCTGCTGTCGCCCTTCCAGACACCGGCATTGACCAGGCGAAAGGCGACGTTGTCGTACTGGTAGGTCGAAGTGGATCCGTCCGTCTCGGTGACGTACTGATACATCGTGCCAGGACTGACGGTGCTGCCGTTGAAGTACTGCTGCTCGGCCGCGGCGATGAAGTCATCGACCGTCGAGCTGCCGCGCTCGAGATCGAAGCTGCCCTCCCAACCCTTGGGCAGTTCAGTACCCATCCGGGTCCCGTCAAGCCGATCGACCCGAACCGACTGTGTGATCTGGCGGCTCTCGAACGATGTGACATGAGTAAGGTCGATGCGGCCCGTCGCACCGATCACCACAAGCTGGGTATCGCGTCCGACGGAGAACGTGGTCAGTGACATGCGGTGTGCTCCCTATGCCGTCTGCCCGCTGGGAAGGGTCTGGCGGGACACCTGCACGGTCTGGCCGCCTTCCATGTTGACAATGAACTTCTCGTTGATCGCCTGGTATTGCACCTGGGTATCCGACTGAACGTAGCTCAGGTCTGTCCTGCTGGACGGGTTGTTGGTCGTGTCGCAGATCACGCTGAATGGCAGGCTCCCATCCGTGCTTCCGAGCAGACCCTGTCCGAGCATGTTCTGCAGAAACGACAGCTGTGTCGCCCTGATCCGGCGGAACAGGTCGGCATTGATCACCTGCCCGACGTATTGCCCCATGCCGGAAGCGAGGGTTGCGGCAATATAGTTTGTCAGGCGGGTGTAGTTGTCGCCACTGACCGCTGAATCGGACGAGGAGTTGTGACCGCCGCGCACACCCCAGTAGCTTCCGCCTGGCTGTGGGTTGCA